TACATGTCCGTTGCCGATCATGACGGTGGCGCAATCTGGGCAGATTAGCTTTATTAATTGCAATTGAAGAACCCCCGCCAAGGTCGTGACACCTAAGCGGGGAATGAATCTACGGCTGAACAAACCGTCGATGAGCCAACCCCAACGACGGAATGCACTTGTTCCAAAGACCGCTGATTGCGGCCCATTGAAGTGTAACTGATTTGCCCCATCCCCCTCGCCCGGTAGGAGCCACGCCCAGGAAGCATGGACGAGGAGGTGGGGGGATGGCTGGGGCGGGTGGAATCGAACCACCAACCTCCTGGGTAACAACCAGGTGCGCTGCCAGTTGCGCTACACCCCATTACTTTTTGTACCTTGCATTCATTTCAATGCACTCTCGGTAGTCAGCATAGGCTAAGCGCATCTCTTGGATATGCCCTGTCGTATCAAGCTTCCGTTGTTCTAACGCTTCCAAGTAAGCCGCAGCCTTGTTGACGACCTTGACTGCGGCTACAAAGCTGAGCGGCTTGCCGTCCTTGGCTGACATCATTGATGGGCTGTTCATCCTACGCCTCGCCAGTTTCAGCTATTGGAAGTATCTTTGGTAGTGTGGACAAGCCATAGAGAGCTATGCATGCTGCGTCAGCAAGCCCATCATGAGGCTTTCTCTTTAGCCCAGGGGTGAGGTCTAGGTCTGGGACCCTCTGTGAAGCTACGTACACTGACCGGCCCTTACCATCACCACCTACATCCCTGAGTACTTCCTTAGCCCACGTCTTTGGACTGACCTCCATGTACCGCACACCTTTAGAAGCAAGGATGCCACGCCAAAGACCGTACCCAAGACCAGAGCTAAACGTGGAGGACACGCCCTGCTTTGGTCTCGCCCATTGCTTTTCAATAGCTACGAGAAGAACTTTGTATTGAGTGCTGATGTACTCGATAGCCTGAGCCATACGAGTTTCCGTGTACTTACGCTTGCTTCCTTTACCAACCTGAATGGTGAAGTCACGCTTCGATAGGTACGACATGACGGTCTTACCCTGCTGGTCTAACGCAACCAGTGCACCATCTTTACCTGGGTCAATACCTATAACTACGTAGCTCATGGTTCTTCCGGTGGTCTAAGACCAAGCATAACAAACGGGTCGGGTGGTTCTTTATGTTCAAGATGTTTTGAGTCAACAAGTGTCCACCACCAAGAATCATCAGTGATACCCAACCACTCATTTACATATCCTCGTGTAGGTGGGTTCAAGAAGGTTCCACATTCAGATACGGCAGGGTTACCGTGCGGAACACGGAACCCATTGAGCCAACAGTAGTAAGTGCTTTTCTTTATAGAGATACCATGCGCGTCACGGAATGCGAGAATAGCAGGCAGCGCTCCCCCTATCTCAAAGGTTTTATTTATCAGTAGCACCCGTCCAATTGTAAGAGGACGGCGGCGTGGGATGGACCCACGCACGCCGTTAGTGCTCTTAGTTCTCACTTGAACATCTCTTGAGCAAGACCAAAATCAGCACCAGCTCTATTGAACCTGTACCAAAATATCCCACCTTCACCATCTGAAAACAAGATGCTCATCATATTCCCAAATACATCAAGTGAAAGGATGGTTGTCTCATGATCACTCCAGTCTTTCGTAGCCATAGCTACACAGGATGGTGTGTGTGGAACTACTCGAAATGGTGCGATTGTATCGTCAACCTTAGAAGCCATATTGGTCATCGTATCCTTCATATGGTTTATCCTTAGTGCTGGTGTCACCATTGTTCTTTGGTGGGTATCCCTGTGGTGCAGAGCCTGGCCTGTTCTGATAGCTCTGTTGTTCTGAGACATTCTGTGCTGGTGAATCCAACGGTGTCAATGAGAAGGCATTGATAGATGTAAACCAAACCTTCTGCCCATTCTTCTCATAGCTTGAGTGCTTCACTGCCCCTTGAACCGAAACCATCTGTCCCTCGTGGAGACAAGACGCAATCTCCTTTGACTTACCAAACACCTCTATGGTGTGTGTTGTATCGAACTTCCTCCCATCGTGGTGTATTCTCCACGTTATCATCCGGAAAGAAATAGCAGCACCACGCTCTTGAGGCTGTGATTTTACCGTACCGATGAGGATTACTTGATTAACCATTGATGTCTCCCTTTATACCAATCTTGATCTTGTTTGTTTTTTGTAGCCACCTGCTCTCTTGCGCGAACTCTTCACCATCTGGAAAGCACGTCTTCCAGTACCTGCAATAGTCGCAGGGGAATGAAAGCCGTCCCTTCTTGTCTGGGCCGTATGGTCGTTGGATGTCTTCGGGCGAACTGGATTGAATCACACGAGTAAACTTAGCTATGATTGAATCAACGACATTTTGATCTCGTGCAATCCATTGACCAACTATGGGAAACGCAGGCCACCACTGGCCGTCGTCGTCGACCGCTGCCTCTTTCGCCGTCGTGGCTTTTCCATAGGCAATCACGTAGGCAAGGGGGTACCCCTTAGCTGCCATGTATGCTTGAACTTGGTGGTAGTAAGAGTCGCTTGGGTCAAGACCACCCTTACGGAACTTCTTAAAGGCATAGTCCGACATGGACTTCACCTCCAAGATAGCTTGACTCCAAGTACCAGCACTCCCACGCACATCTCCGGTGGGGACAAGCATTGAACCATCTGGATGACCTGAAATCCTGACCACCCTGTTGGGACCAATCTCAAACGAAAGCAGCACTGTCTCCTGGTTCTCTCCAACACACATAAGTTGTGGTTGTTCGTTGCGAGACACATCTTCAAACGCTTCCAGTATTGTCGCAACAAGGAACGCTTCAGTTACATCACCAATCGTGAATGCAAGCTTAGATGTAGCATCAATCGGGTGGCCGTTCTCTACTGTGTGGTGATACGTGTAGGCTAGCGCGCGCTCACATCCCCCACTGCTGGAAAGTCGTAATGAACCTGTAGCTGCCCGCTGTTCAGAAAGCTGTCGTAGAATCGACTCTCCTATTGCTGTAGCTGAATGCTGTTTGCTCTTTAGTCGCGATGTATTTGATAGTCTATTCCTTACCATCTTGGCTATGTCTGGAAGCCATGTCTCAGTGCCGTCACTAAGTGATGCATTCATCCATTCCATTTTTGTCATCCTCGTCAAGAGATTTTACGTGCTCAACAAGCACTTCTAAAGTCAAGCTGTCGTTGTATTGAACCATTGCCAGTCGGCCAATGATGCTGACCAACTCACCTGTTTTACATTTATCAATGAGTATCTTTGCTGGTGTTCCCAGTGCAATGAGTGGAATCCTCAGGTCATATTTACTGTACTTTTCGCTTGGGTTGTAAAGTCGAGCCCTGACACGAATGCCGGATGACTTTGTTCTCCCGTTATAGGTGGCGCTTTCTACGTACCCAATGCCTACAACTGAAGACGGGAACTTGTGTCGAAACGACATGATTATTCCTCATTGATTTGTGTGCTCCCCTTTATGAACAGTTCGTACTTAGCCATCATTTCGGGGAACCGACCACCTTCATGCCATGTAAGTAGTCGTTGCGAAAGAATCTTAAGCCGACTTTCATCCATCTTTGTCGGGTCAACATCTTTTAATCCTTCCTTTTTAATCTCACCACCTGCAATGATTGCGGTACCAACCTCAAGAACAAACGCTATGTCCTCACGTCTTATTTTGTTTTCACGCAGAACGAGCCTGATTCTCTCAAGCCTTCGCTCCTTTGGGTCGTGCTTCTTAAACAAACCATTTTGTAGGTCATGAACGGATGGAGCAATACCATACTTGGTCTTCTCCCCACGCTTTGAGCACACCACAAGGTAGTGCTTTGGACAGTCAGGTCTCTCAAAGGAGAGGTTTACCTTTGTCTCACCCAATGAGTACAAGTGCCTACCGACGCCCCACTTTACAGCAGCACGTTTGAATGCATCCGACAGTCCGCCCTTGTCGCCTTCAATGTTTGTATTACCTGCACCATCAGACTTCTGCACCCACTCCCCGTTCACTCTTATGGATAGAGTGCAAACGTTCTTGCCGCTTGTCGTTTCAACGTATGAGTCTTGCCAGTTCTCTGGCCCAACAACGCTATCAAGTCTATCCATCACAGCACGCGCATCTACGTAGCAGAGAACGCGAGCCCACTCACCATATGATCGATCAATCCTCCAGAAGACATCCTTATCCCCAAACGGGCGAGACAAGCCGTCTACTACATTTCGCCAATCCCTAGTAATTCGAGTACTAGCCATTTGAATCTCCTTTTAGGTTCGCAACCAATGTTTTAATGTCGCCTATAAATGCAGCGACGTGCACTCCTTGTGGCTCTACAAGCCTCCGGATTAGTTTGAATGTTGGGTTTCTTCCTCGTGAGATAATGTCTCTGGTATGCCTTGGGCTCACCTCCCCGTCTTTGTGTAATTGTTTTATTGTTATGCCTTTTGTTTTTGCGACAAGCATCAATCTAAACTTGAACTCAGTTGCTGTAAGGTCAGCGGTCTTTCTCCGCCCCATAGTGCACCTCACCACCCCAGTCGGGAGTTGTAAACCCATCGTCCATGTCATCGTA